CTGCTACAAGTCTACGAGGGATGTAATATACATCCTGCCCATAGATACGCAATTGCTCTATGATTAAATCTTCATAGAGGTATTGTTCTGGGCGTGTTCCTGTATCAAAATAAACATTAGTTGGCATATCTTACCCTATCATATGCATTGGAGGCAACTCATAAGCGAGTTGGATTTGTTCTTCAAGTTTATTAATTTCTTCTTGAGCTTGAGTATAAATCTGTTCGCCATTCAGTGCGACACCACCTAACATCTGAATTCCTTGAAACTTAGAAAGGTTTGCACCCCACTGAAGTTTAATTAATTGTGTTGCGTACTTCTTCAAAAAGATATCATCCCATACATCAACAAATGTTGCTGGATCTAATTTACGATAACATTCAATAATGATGTAATCACCATCAGCAACATCAAGTTGCCAATCTAAGTCCAAATACAACCTGTTTTGATGTTGGTTGTGACGTATCTGTGTATCACCTGTCAAGATATGGTCTAGAAAATCTAGATGTTGCATAGTCATTTCGTAATGAATGACTGAGGTTGAACTAAAGTCGTATAAGTCATTCAGTCTTAACTGATACTTAACGTCAAACATATTCATCCCACCCTTATCAATGAAAGGGAATACTTTTACCACAGACATAACTGTGCTTGGAACAGGAATATAATTTTTCTGTTCTTTCCATACTGCTGTTGTAGATGAATCAACATCCGTTACTGAAGGTAAAGATGTATCAGAACGAGCTCTATCAATATCTGCTTGAGTAATCTGATATTTAAGATATACTCTTTCAATACCATCGTAGTGATATTGCGAGAAGTATTGTAGAGCTTCATCAATTCTGTCTTCTACTTGATCTGGGTCAACATTAATTTCAATCACTGGTTTCCCTAGTGATCTAAGACAGTATTCCTTAAATGTCGCCCTTGTATTTGGTATTGCCATATCTTTATCCTAACGCAATGCTAAGAGCGATTGCGAATCCCTCATCTGCACCCTTATTTGCTACCTCAACAACTGTTCCATCCGCCTTCTTTGTATATATTTTTTGGTCGGCAGAGTTAATAGCAATCTCCCCAGCTTCTAAATCACTAGCAGATGGAGTAGATGTTGCAGTCTCAGAGCGTTTTGGTTTAATTGCAATTGTTGCCATAATTTTCTCTTATTAATTAAAATGTGCCGCCGTCTATAGAAGTCCCAAATGCTAGAGTATCAGAAGATGCTGTATAAAGTAGAATTCCATCATCACTACCGCCACCGTCAAGTGCCGACAATGTGTTTGCAGAGTTTGCTACTAGAACAGAACCTTTTGCAACACTAGTTAGTCCAGTACCACCATGTGCAACACCAATTGCTGTACCATTCCATACACCAGTTGCGATTGTTCCCAATGTTGTAATAGATGATTGTCCAACATAACCACTTGCAATAGTGATTGCGTTTGCAGCCACAGTAATCTTGTCTGCTGTTCCCACAACATCAATTGTGTTACCAGTTTTAGTTAAACCAGCACCAGCAGAAATCTGTCCAGCACCTGAGAATTGTTCAAATGTAATTCCTGTAGTACCAAGTGAAATTGCACCGTTTGTACTTAGAACATAACCGTTGTCTGCGTTTGCAGTACCTTCTTCAGTAAATGTAAATGCACCAGCAGTCAATTCAGAAGCAGCGTCTGCATCTGGAGTTCTTGTTAGAACAAATGCAGCAGAACCAGAACCAACAGTCGTTACTTTATAGAAACCGTTCTGTGCAGCAGTTGATTGGTCTTTTACAAGAACTCTATCATTCACTACAAGAGTAACACCGTCTACTGAGATTGCACCGTTAGAGGATGCAGTCAATGTACCAGCGCCATTGTTGTATGTTGCGGCAAGGTTTGCAGTTGTAGCAACTCTTACAGATGCCTTAACGTCAAGTCCGTTTGCAACACTATCAACATATGATTTATTTACAAGTGAGTCTGAACCAAATCCTGCTCTTGCAGTATATCCAGAAGGAACTGTTACTGAGCCTGTTCCGTTAGGAGCAAGTATCATGTCACCATTTGAGTTAGTTGTTGAAATTGTGTTTGCATCAAGTGTAAGGTTGTCAACAGCAATTGCAGTCATTCCTGCCAATGCAGTGATTGTATCACCAAGTGATGTATCAGCACTACCGATTGTAATTCCATCGTTAGCAAGTTTTGCATTTGCGATTGAACCAGCAAGTTGTGCATTTGTAATTGTTCCAGCAAGAGATGATGTTGGATAGTTTGTTGCATCCGCCAAGTCAAATGCTGGGGTTGCATCAGTAGCACCAAGTGCAAGAGATACACCACCGTAAGAAACAGTTGAGTTTGCTAATGCACCATTAGCAATGTTAGTAATGGTGTTATTAGAAGCATTTATAGTTTTATTTGTAAGTGTCTGTGTACCAGCAAGTGTAGAAACAGTAGAGTCGATTGCATATGTGATTTCATTATTTGATACAGTTGTGTCGATACCTGTACCACCAGTGAATGTTAGTGTCTCACTAGTACTAAATGTGTCATTTGAACCACTGTCAGCTGCAAGTGTGAATGAACTTGAGATTGCACCAAATGATAATGCACCAGAACCGTTTGTTTTTAGAAACTCATCTGCATTTCCGTCTGCTGCAGGCAAAGTAAATGCAACATTTGCTGCAAGAGCATTTGGAGATTTAAGTTGAACATGGTGTGTGCCGTTGTTCGTTCCTTCTTTTAGTTGAAGAGAACCACCAGTTGTTGCGTGATTACCAACATTAAGGTCATCAATTGCTTTGTTTGTATCAACTAGAATTGCTGAACTTGCAGTTAGTGTACCATCTGCATGGTCTATCTTATCGTTAAAACTTTTACCACCAATTACCTTTACGGTAGAACCATCACCAATGTAAAATTTTTCATTACCGTGAGTATACGCCAATTCACCATCAGAGAGGGTGCCAGGAGCGGTACTACCAGTAGATCGTTTGATTTGTAATGTTAATGCCATTTTCTTTTTTTCCTATTTAATTAAAAACTTCCACCGCTCAATGTGAGGTTTCCACTTGTAGTGTCAAGTTCGTTTCTAGCAGTCCACTTACCAGTTGCAGTTCTATATTGTAATAGAGAACCATCTTGTAATGGGAATGTTGAGATATCAACATCTGCCGCTTGGGAAATGTTGTTTGCAGAAGAGCCCGTAGCACCAGCGTCACCTTTCGGCCCAGGCACTGTTACACGAGTTACTTGTGGTTGATTTCCTTGAGAAACCGAACCAACTACCGTTCTTGATGTATTTACTGTTGCTGTAATCGACATAGTTCTACCTTGATACGCTTGGACTTACAGTTGCAATACCTTCAACAACCCTTGTTTTGCTACCAGAGGCATCTGTTATGACCAAGTCATAAACATACCTTCCGTAGTCAAGAGCTGCGGTTTGCGTGTCTGTCAGTGAGATTGTGATTTGTCCTGTAGTTCTTGGCGAAACAAACGAGGATGCAAATGTAGTTGCGCTTGATGATTCATACGTCTTGCGTACCATACCAAGTGCAGTATAATTTGTTAAATCAAGTGCAGTCCCATTAGAGTCATTGACTGTTACCGTGGTGGTAAAGTCAGAGTCTTGATCTATAAATAAATTTGATATTGTTGCCATCGAACACAGTCTCCTTCTAGTTCTATTTATAAGGATTGTGTCTTAGATGTTATGGTAATAAATAGAGTTTTATTTTTGAAATTGTTCTTACCAAGGATTGTCTGGAGCGTTTAACTCAGGCTCGACACTTGGAACAAAATCAACAAACATTTTTTGTCCAATATCTCCAGATTCTTCAATTTCTAATGCGAGCTCAGCAGCAACTTTTTCTTCTATCTGAGTAACAAAAGTAGATCCTAGTTGACCTTTTACCCAACCAATAACTTGATCTTCTGTTAGACTTGCAAATGGAGTAAAAGTTTCTGCATTATATTCAAACTCAGCAACCTTTTCATAGTAAGCAGAAGCTTTGCCGTTTGTAGCGG